CGCGTTTAAAGCTTGGGCTGGGCCGTGGATTTCGGCCTGTGAGAATATTGTTTATTCGTATTTCCCTGAGTTTATTAAACATGTTCCTGTTCCCGATAGGCCTGCTTGTATTAAGCGTCTCAATCAAGCTGGCCGACTGTATTATGCTACTGATTTCACAGCATTTGAGTCTCATTTTATCCCCGAATTGCAAGATGCTGTTGAAAACCAATTGTTGTTACATCTTTTGGTTAATAATCCTTATCGTTCCAAGATTGTCAGGACTAATTCCGGGCTTAATCAGATGAGGACTCGCAATGGCATACGTGCTGGCGTACATGGCCGCCGTATGTCAGGGGACTTGTGGACGTCATTGGGCAATGGTTTCACCAACCTTATGTTGGCAAAATTCATTGCCCATCGTAAAGGCGGGGTGATTCAAGGTTATGTCGAAGGCGACGATGGATTGTTTTCTTCGTCTGTCCCTTTGACTTCCGAGGATTACCGCGAATTAGGATTCACAATTAAAATCCAACAAGTTGCAGATCCTTGTGCAGCTTCGTTTTGTGGCATGGTATTCGCTGATTCTGGTGATATTATTCGTGATCCCATCAAATTCCTTTCGGGGTTTGGTTGGACTCACTCTATGATAGGCGCTGGTACGGATACCATGTGGTCTTTACTTAAGGCCAAGTCCTTGTCCACATTGTATGAGACTCCTGCCTGTCCCATCATCTCCTGCCTCGCTGATGAGGCGTTGTCTAAATGTGGGGACATAAAGGCAATTTTCACGGCTGATGGTTATCATGACATGGGTGTTGTTGGCCACTACCGTGAACCTTCTCTCGACACGAGGGTCCTATTTCAGGAAATGTATGGTATTACAGTTCCAGTTCAACTTCGTGTCGAAGAAGCTATTCGCAAGGGTGACTTCGACGTAATAAGTAGTTTGATCCCACCTAACGGGGACATCCTGACTTATTCGTTGAGGTACATCGAAGTCACCTAGGCTTGGGGGGGCGGACTAACCCG